TTGGCTGGCGCGGCTGTCACTATCACCGCAGACAACTTGGCTGCTGGTGTATGCACTATGGACTCAGGCGGCACAGATGCTGGCGCTTATGTGTTCCCAACAGGTGCATTGCTTGACGCTGCGTTTTCTAGCCTTAAAGTTGGCTCGACATTTGACTGCTCGTTTATCAATATTGGTGACAATGCAGCAAATGACGTAGTTTTTACTGCTGGCACGGGCAACACCCTTGTTGGTAACGACACAATCCAAGATTCGCTGACTAAAACCAGCAACACATCTGGCACGTTCCGTTTCCGCAAAACTGGTGAAGCAGCGTACTCAATCTATCGCGTTGGCTAAACCAAATGGGGGCTTCGGCCCCTGTTTTTAAAGGAATAAATCATGCCTACAAACACTAAACCTATTGGCGTTGCGTTTGAAGACCCGCAATTGGATGGCGCAATCATGGGTAAAGCTGGAGGAACTGCTGGTTTCTACGGTACTACCCCAATTGTTCAAGCTGCTGCAATTACGGCTGTCTCTAATACCGCAACTGGTACTGAGTTGGCAACCGCCATTAACGCACTTCGTACTGCGTTGAAAAACTTGGGCATCACTGCCTAAACTAAAAGGGGGCGTAAAAACCCCCTTTTTTCTATGAACATTTATCTATCTCACCCCGTCCACGGACGCAAAGTTGCCACTATGGAACTTGAAGCCGTTTACGATGAAGAAAACGGCTGGACACGGTATACTCTGGATACGCCCTCGGAATCCGAAGATGCGGCCCCTGTGAATGCACTGGGAACAAAGCGCAAATATGTTCGCAAAGTAGAAACTGAGACTGCAACCGAAGGGATTTAATTATGGCAACCACCGCTGGCGATCAAATCAATCGGGCGCTTCGGCTGCTCGGCGTGCTTGCCGAAGGTGAAACGCCATCCGCAGCGACATCGCAAGATGGCCTGACTGCGCTAAACCAGATGATCGACTCGTGGAATACAGAACGTCTGTCTGTATTCAGCACCCAAGATCAAATCTTCACATGGCCTGCGGGTCAAATTACTCGCACACTTGGGCCAAGTGGTGACTTTATCGGCAACCGCCCAGTATTGTTTGACGATGCTACCTATTACCGTGATCCCGGCACAAATGTGTCTTTTGGCATCAAGTTTATCAATCAGCAGCAGTACGATGGCATTGCCGTTAAGACTGTAACGTCAACGTACCCACAGGTCATCTTTGTCAATATGACCTACCCTGACGCTACGATGACGGTGTACCCCAAGCCCACACGAGATTTGGAGTGGCACTTTATTTCGGTTCAAGAACTAAGCAACCCAGCCGTACTGACAACTAATCTGACATTCCCACCGGGCTACCTGCGTGCGTTTGTCTACAACTTGGCAATGGAGATCGCACCTGAGTTTGGTGTTGAACCCAGCCCCCAAGTAACCCGTATTGCCATGACCAGCAAGCGTAACTTGAAACGCATCAACAACCCTGATGACATCATGTCTATGCCTTACTCACTCATAGCAACTCGTCAACGGTTTAACGTCTATGCGGGTAACTACTAATGCAAACACCGATTCTGGGCGCGTCTTATGTCGCACGCAGTGTCAATGCTGCGGATAACCGACTTGTCAATCTTTTTCCAGAGGCTACCGCCGATGGGGGTAAGACTGCGGGATTCTTTAACCGTACACCGGGCTTAAAGTTCCAGCAAACCATAGGCACTGGCCCCATTCGGGCGTTGTGGGCGCACCAGACCAACGGCAGCGACTTCTATGTTGTATCGGGTACTGAGTTCTACAAAGTCACAGGATTGACCGCTACACCCACTTTGCTGGGTACAGTGACTGGAACTGGCCCAGTGTCGATTGCTGACAACGGCACACAGATGTTCTTGGCTTGCAACCCTGACGGGTTTATCTACAACGAAGTCACCAATGTGTTTGCCAAGATTACTGACCCTGACTTCACGGGTGCTGTAACCGTTGGCTACTTGGATGGGTACTTTGTCTACAACGAACCCAATTCCCAAAAGGTGTGGGTAACTGAGTTGCTTGACGGCAGTTCGGTTGACCCCCTCGACTTTGCGTCTGCTGAAGGTTCACCGGACGGATTGGTTGCCATCAACGTAGACCACCGCGAGGCGTGGCTATTTGGCACTGATTCCATTGAAGTTTGGTATGACGCTGGATTGGCTGACTTCCCTTTAACGCGCATCCAAGGCGCTTTTAACGAAATTGGATGTGTGAGTGCATTCTCCATCGCAAAGCTGGACAATGCCCTATTCTGGCTCGGCACGGATGCCCGTGGGCAGGGAATCGTTTACCGCGCCAACGGCTACACGGGCGTTAGGGTTTCCACCCATGCTATTGAGTACGCTATCGCACAGTACGGCAACATCTCGGACGCTGTGGCCTACACCTACCAGCAAGAGGGCCATGCCTTCTATGTGTTGACATTCCCCACTGGCAACGCTACTTGGGTTTACGATGTGTCCACCCAAGCATGGCATGAGCGTGCTGGCTGGAACACTGCCCTTGGTGAATTCACCCGCCACCGTAGCAACTGCCAATGTAACTTTGGCGGCAACATAGTAGTCGGTGACTATGAGAACGGCAACATCTACACCCTTGACCTTGAGGTTTACTCTGACAATGGCGACATCCAAAAGTGGCTGCGGTCATGGAGAGCGTTGCCAACAGGAGCAAATACCCTCAAGCGCACGGCGCAACACAGCTTGCAACTTGATTGTGAGTCGGGTACTGGATTGGTCACAGGCCAAGGCAGCGACCCTGAGATCATGCTGCGCTTTTCTGACGATGGTGGTCACACATGGTCTAACGAACATTTGAGCAAAATGGGCAAGATTGGCGAATATTACCGCCGCGTCTTTTGGCGCAGGCTAGGCATGACCCTCAAGCTGCGTGACCGTGTTTATGAAATATCGCAGACTGACCCAGTTAAGGCGGTCATCATGGGTGCTGAATTAGTAATTAGTCCGACCAACGCATAATGGCTACAACGCCCAATATCACCCAAATCACGGCCCCTCGTGTTCCGCTGATTGATTCACGGTCAGGGTTGATGTCGCGGGAGTGGTATCGGTTTTTTTACAATATATATGTACTCACGGGTGATGGAACTGGTGTTACCGCCGTCATCAATGGCGGCACTGGCATCTCGTCCTATTTGGTGGGCGACATTCTGTATGCCAACACCACGACCAGTTTGGCAAAACTCCACCCCGGCGCTGTGGGCCAAGTGCTTACCACCAATGGCGCTAATGCTGCGCCAACATGGACAACTTCAACAGGTACAGCCCCAGTCACTAAGACTGCGGACTTTACTTTAGCGGACACCGATTCTTGGGTAATCAACAATAAGTCAGGCTCGACCTGTACTGTTACCCTGCCAGCGCCATCGGCCTACAATGGGCGGCAAGTTGTGTTTAAAAATATGCAACCACAGCTTTTGGTGTCAGCTTCAAGTAATGTTGTGCCAATTGACAGCACATCGGCTGGAACTGGGATTCTTTTGAATGTTGTGGGAAACTCGGCGACAATGGTGTCTGATGGCTCAAACTGGATCATCATGCAAGCCTCGTCTAACAACAACCTGCTTTTGGAATAATTTAATGCCCGTCATGTCTCAAGAATGGCAAGTAGCCAACCAAGAAAACAAGCGAAACTGGTGTCTAGGCAACCAGCAAGCGGTTGATTTTTTGAATTGTTTATTTGATGCCGTAGAATTATGGGACGATTTGATAGACAAAGATGTCGTGGTTGAGGACAACCACATAAATCGGGTGTTTACCTCGTTGATGTTTGTACTTCCCGCAAACCCTTGGTTTGTGGCAAACTACACCTATTACCAGCCCCTAATCATGGCTGCAATTAACGGGTTTCACGATGCCAATGAAATGTGTAAAAGTGAGAAAAAGCACTTGCGAAATCTTGCATTTCACATCCGTAATTTTGGAATAGAGATTCATATCGCCACTGCATTTTTAATTGGTGGTTTTGACCATATGCGTAAAGTGTCTCGTGAAATTCGAGAGTTTTATGCCTTTGAAACTTTTGACGAATGGGAGACAGATCATGCCAGAACCAATTAGTACAGGTGCAGCAATTCTTGGAAGTTCAGTTATCGGTGGTGGACTAGCCGCAAAGGGCGCTAGTGATGCTGCTAGAACACAAGCCGATGCAGCAAACCGTGCAGCAGCACTTCAAAAGGAAATGTTTGACGAGCAGCAGCGGATGTCTGCGCCTTATCGTGAGGCTGGTGTAACTGGTCAAAACCGATTGATGGAACTCTTGGGGCTAGGTGCAAACACTGGGGCCGAAGGTTACGGTAGGTATTCCAAAGACTTTGGAATGTCTGATTTCCAAGCAGACCCCGGCTACGCCTTCCGATTGTCTGAAGGCCAAAAAGCCCTTGACCGTCAAGCTGCTGCCCGTGGTGGATTGATCTCTGGTGGCGCACTCAAGGCCGCTACTCGGTATGGTCAGGACATGGGATCGCAAGAGTACGGTAATGCGTATAGCCGTTACCAAACCAATCGAAGTAATCAACTTGCACCTCTTGGTAGCTTGATGGCATCTGGTCAAGCGGCTGCGGCTGGTGCAGCGGCTAATGCGGGTCAGTATGGTACAAACGCTGGCAACCTAATGGTGCAAGGTGGACAAGCCCAAGCAGCAGGTCAACTGGGTATAGGTAACACTTTGAACAATGCACTGGGTACTATGGCAAGTGCATATCAGAACCAAGAAAACTTCAACAGGTATTTAAGACAAAATCAATTAAATACTGCTAACCAATCGTCAGATCCTTTGGGGTCGTACATTAGCCAAAGGGGACTTTAATGGCTGATCTAAACGCACTCATTGCCCAAGGCGCTCAATTCAAAGCGCCTGTTGATCCGTTTGCCCAGTACGCGCAGATGCAGCAATTGGAGCAGGCTAGTTCTACAAACCAACTCAATCGAATGAAGATGGATGAGTACCAGCGTGGTTTGCAAGAGCAAAACGCATTGCGTGGTCTTGATCCCGCTGCTGCCGACTATTTGACGCAAATTAAAAAGGTTAACCCTAAACTTGGTTTTGAGTTTGGAAAATTGATGCAAGAGGGTGAAAATTTAAAGTTGACTGGGCTTAAAACTCAAGCAGACGTTGCCAAAACTAAAAAAGATATGCTTGATTCATCCTTGCGAAATATGGCAAGCAACCCGTCAAATGAGAACATCATTGCCCATACTCAAGATTACGAACTAAACTCATTGTTTGCAAACGAGTTACCGTCAATTAAGGCCACTGCTCAACGATTGCTTGGGATGACACTAGACCAACGCAAGGCAGTTTTGTCGGGTGCAGGGGCTACGGCTGGTGATTTGTCTACTGCTGAATCTTCTAGGTTGGGGCGTTTGACTACTGAGCGTGGTCAAGATTTGACTGCTTCTACTGCTAAAGCTGGGCAAAGAGTAACCATGCGTGGTCAGGACATCACTGCGGCTACGGCTGCTGCTGCTGCTAATCGCGCAACTAATGTGAAACCTTTAACAGAATCGCAAACAATTAAGCTGCGTACTGATGTTGGTAAAGATTACAAAGCCGCATCGACTGCTTTGTCACAAATAGATGACTTATTACTTTCATCCGAGTCGGTAAAAACCGCACCGGGATTATCCGCAGCCACAGGTTATACCGGTAAGTATTTACCTTCTTTTTCTGAAGGTAAGGCAGCCCAAGCTGAAACACGCCTTGCTAATTTGCGCGGTAAAGTGACCGCATTAGGTAAGGCAACTGCGGCTATGTCGGGTTCAATTGGATCAATTGCAAACCAAGAATGGAAGATTTTGGCCGATCAAATCGCCGCACTAGATGAAGTTAAGGGTAAGAAACCCTTGCTTGAACAGATTGACTTGGTTGAAGCACAAGCAAGGGGTGCTGCTGAACGCATCCGTGACGCATACGAAAAAACACGCGCTGAAGATTTTGAACGATTCCCTCAATTCCGTAATTTACCAGAATCAAAATTAAAATCACCCGCACCTGATGCTGTTGCGCCTAATATTGATGCCCTTCTTAACAAGTACAAATAATTATGGCAACACTTGAACAACTTAGCGCAGCGTTGGTCAAGGCCGACGCAGCAGGTAATGCTGAAGATGCTAAAGCATTTGCCAATGCTATTCGTCAAATGCAAACCGCTGCACCCGCTGCACCAGCAGCTTCTGGTATTCCTACTGCCCGTAAAGACATGGGTGCATCTCCGTATGCAGTAGCACCATCAAGCCCCACATTAAAAGCGTTGTACTCCCCGTTTGTCGGGATGTACCGTGGACTTCAAGACATTACCGATACTGGCGTTATTGCAGCAACAGAGGCTTTGGGTATCAAAGGCGCTCGTGAGGAATCTGCCCGTCAAAAAGCACAATACGAACAGCAATATGGTGAATCAATGGGTGCGGATGTTGGGCGAGTCGGTGGTCAAGTGTTTGGCACATTGCCGATAGGTGGCGCAATTGCAGCACCCCTTAAAGCTGCTGCCAAATTAACACCAGCACTTGCAAAATACTTAATACCAGTAGCCACAGCTATTAAGACTGGGGGGTTTCAAACTGGGTTGAAGCCGGGTGTTGCTAATGTGGCTACCCGTGCGCTGGGTGGTGGTGTTGTAGGTGGTGCGTCTGCTGCGGCAGTTAATCCCGAAGATGCAGATACTGGTGCAGTCATTGGCGCATTAGTACCGTCTGTGGTTGCTCCCGCAGTTAAGGGTGGAGTTAACTTTATTCGTAAATTAGCTGACCTAAAATCGTCAACTTACCTTGATGCTGTTGAAGGAATGGGGCGTGACATTGTTAACGCGCTAACCTCAAAGACCGCAACCATTGTTCCGGGTTCTGCGCCAACAGCGGCTCAAGTTGCAGCACCTGCGGGAAGTGCCAAATTCTCAGCATTTGGAAGAAACTTGTCGGAACTGCCCAATGCTGCAAGTGATTATGCGGCTGCGTCGGCACAATCGAATCAAGCACGAATAGCACAAGATGCTCGGGTGGCTGATAGATTTAAAAATGTTGCTGACAAACTTACTGCAAAGATTGACAGAAACCTAGTCGATGTTAGCCCAACTGAAGTTGGCGATGCCTTAATTGCAGCAGCCAAAACAGAACAACGGTCTGTCAAAACGAATGTTGTTCAACCAGCATACAAGGCTGCGTTTGATGCAGCGGGTGATGCCAAGATTGATGTGTCCAATGTGGTCAGTGAAGCCGAGCGCATTCTTGATCGTAAATTATCCGAATTTGCTACGGAAACAGCACCAGACACTGTGCGTAAATTGCGTGGGTTCCTACCCAAAGCGCCCGAAGTTGCGGCGGTCACTGTTGGTAAAGCTGGTTTTAAGACAGCCAAGCCTCCAGTACCCGCACGGGCCACTCCCGAGGCTACACTGCAAGACCTTGACGATGTTCGTAAGGCCATCAACGCAGACATTGCTGCGGCTAGTTCGGGCAACACCCCAATGGCTGCAACAACCATAAAAAACCTGCGTCAGTTGCACAGCGCAATTGATGACGCTATTGGTAAAAGCACTACCTTGGCTGATGATGCTAAGACACTTTATGCGGAAGCTGTCAGCAAATATCGCACAGAATACGCTCCAAAGTTCAAGGAAGGCGTAAACGCAAACCTATTTAAGAAGACAAGCATTGGCGAGGGGCGAGTGCGTCCAGAGGATGTCATTGCTAAATACTTTAACCCAAACGCTGAGTCTGAGGCTCGCCAATTCATAACATTGTTTGGCAACAACCCTGACGCAATGAAAATTGGTCGCACGGGCATTGAAGACATCTATCGTAAAAAAGTCGCACAGGGTGGTATGTCACACGCCAATTTTATGAAAGAGTATGGGCGCACTGTTGACATTTACGATAACGCTGGAATGAATTTGCGTCAAAGGTTTGATGTCATCGACAAGGACGTGCAGCGGTTAGCAAAGATTGACGAGATGGCGAAAGCCAGTGGCAACAAATTAGCCCCACCTTTACCACCGGGGTCTAACGCCTTGGCAGTTGAGGCACGGATTGCGGATTTAACAAAAGGGTTAGATGAGCGTAAGTTGACCGCAATCAATTCGGTGCGTGACGATTTAGCCCGTGAAGCTGAATACCAAAGACTTGCAAGTGCTGGGGGCAAGGGTCCAAAATCAATTCAAAGTGCAACAGAGGCAGGTAAAGAATCAGGTCTTGCTCCAACAGCATCATTGTTAAATCGAGCAGTCACCCTTTACAATGTAGTGGTGTCAAAGCTACTTGGGCACGTTGATGAAAAATTAGCAATGGAACTGGCTCGTGAAATGTTAAACCCCGCTGTGGCAGCTAAATCAATCGAGAAAGCAATGGCACGAAAAGGTCAACAGGAAGTCACGAACCAATTGGCAGGCCGTATTGCAACTCGCGCAGCACCAGCTTTGTCGCAAATGTCAGCCGATCAAAACGCGCTTCCTCCAAGGTTAGAGGCATCGGGAATGACAACAGACAACCCAACGGGTCGATTTACACAATAGTCGAGGACTAATCTTATGGCATCACTTACCCCCACACCAAAGCAGCAGATTTACGGCAGCGATGGCAACCCGTTAGTCGGTGGCAAGATTTACACCTACGCTGCTGGCACAACAACTCCATTGGCAACCTTTACGGATGCGGGTGGCCTTACAGCCAACACCAACCCAATCATCTTAAATTCGTTGGGTCAGGCTAACATTTGGTTAGCCCCGTCATCCTCGTACAAGTTCAGCGTGTTTACATCTACCGATGTGCTGTTGTATACCGTGGACAACATTGCCACACCCATCGACTATTTGTCCTTGGTCACTTCGCTGGCATCACCTCCACCCATCGGTAGCACTGCGCCTAACACTGGCGCATTTACTACCTTGGCTGCGACTACTGGCACTATTACTACTGTCAACTCCACCACGGTCAATGCGACTACGGTCAATGCAGCCACAGTTACCGCAACTGGCACAGTTACCGCTGAAACTTTGACTTTCGAGGGTGGCGGGTCATTGACCAAAGTGCCAGAGTCTGTCATTCAGCCAATCACTGCGTCTGTGGCTGCTAATGCACTCACGGTCACACTGAACCCAACAACCTTGGAATTTCGGTCTGTTAATTTAACAAGCGGCACTGTGGTATCTCGATTGATTTCATCGGCTACATCCGTAGTCGTATCGTCAGGGTCAACATTAGGCACAGTGTCAGGAACACAAAGCCGCATTATTGTGCTGGCCCTTGACAATGCTGGCACAGTGGAACTAGCGGTTGTCAATATTGCTGGTGGCAATGATCTAACTGAGACAGGTGTTATCAGTACAACCGCTGAAGGTGGGGCTGGTGCTGCCGATAGTGCATCAACCGTCTATTCCACCACTGCTCGTACAGGAGTGGCTTACCGTGTTGTTGGTTACATTGAAAGCACACAGGCCACTGCGGGTACTTGGGCAACTGCGCCTAGCACAATCCAAGGATGCGGTGGTCAGGCTTTGACTGCCATGAGTTCTGTTGGTTATGGTCAGACTTGGCAAACGGTTACACGCACCAATGGCACTACTTACTACAACACAACTGGCAAACCAATAATGCTAATGTGTAATAGAAACTTTGTTACTCTTGCGGCAGGATCGGATACCATAAGCATAAACGGCGGGACTGCTATAAATATTTCTGGTTCGGCTTATGTAAGTAGCGTTGGTGGTTATGCGTCTGGGTCAATAATTATTCCACCGTCAGCAAGTTTTGTTCTTAACGAGTTTTCGCAAAACGGTACAAGAACAGTGTTTGAATTACGCTAAAGGCAAAATTATGTACTACAAAGCACCCGACAATTCCCTGCACTTTCTTGATTCTGACAAGTATGAATACTTGTTGCCCAGTGGGTCTGTTCAAATTACAGAGGCACAGGCCGAAGCACTGCGTCCAGTAGCACCAGCATTGACCTACGCTCAAAAGCGTGCAGCCGAGTACCCACCGATGGTTGATTACCTTGATGGCATCGTCAAGGGTGACACAGCACAAGTGGATGCGTATGTTGCTGCGTGCCTAGCAGTTAAAGCTAAGTACCCAAAAGAATAACATGGACTATCAGGTATTTTTTAATGCGGCCCTTGGACTAGCAGCGTTTCTTGGTGGGTGGACGCTTAACGGCATCACCAAAGCTATTGAGCGCCTTGATTCTGACGTTCGCAATATGCCAATGCAGTATCTAAGCAAAGACGATTACCGAAATGACATTCGAGAAGTTAAAGAAATGCTCGGTAAGATTTTTGACAAACTCGACACTAAAGTGGACAAGTGATTGATGTTGCATCAGCACAGATACCTTGGCCCAACACGGAAACAAAAATCGTGTTGGTGTGCCGTGTCGTGCTGCCGCAAGAAAAGTATGGGGCTAATGAGTTTTTAGACAAAGACGGGCGGGTGTGCCGTTGGGTACTGGAGGTGGTTAAGAAAGAACGCCATGATTGACCCCATAACAGCGTTTGCGGCTGCTAGGGCGGCTGTATCGGGAATCCAAGCAGCCATAAAGCTGGGGAAAGATATTCAAGGCATCACTGGCGATGTAATGAAGTTCTTTGATGCCAAGGATGCAGTTGCAAAGCAAGCGGCAAAAGACCCAAAGAAGAAGTACAGTTCAGACACCAGTCAGGCCATGAGTACCGTCATGCAACTGCATGAGTTAAATAGGGCTGAAGAAGAACTGAAGTGGCACTTTATCAACCAAGGTCAAAGTGCCTTGTGGACGCAGATTGTATTGGAGCGCAACAGCATAGTGCAGCGCAGGAAAGTGCAGGAAATACTGGATGCTAAAGCGGCTAAGAACCGCAAGGCAGAGATTGACGAGGCCATCACAATGGGGCTTTGCGTTTTGGTAGCCGCAGCCATATTTACGCTGGTGGCTTGGGGTGTAATTGCAATGAAAGGAAAATTCTGATGTTTGATATTACTGGATTATTGGCGGTAGGCGGCAAGTTAATCGACAAACTTATTCCTGACCCAGAAGCCAAAGCACGGGCGCAGCTTGAACTCGCCACACTTGCCCAAAGCGGTGAACTGGCAAAGATGGCTAACGAGACTGACCTTTACAAGACCGAGCAAGCTGGTGTGTCTGAGCGCTGGGATGCGGATATGTCATCCGATTCATGGCTGTCAAAGAACATTCGCCCGATGGCCTTGGTTGCTATCTTTGTTGGCTATTTTGTGTTTGCCATGATGAGCGCCTTTGGCTACAACGCACAGGCATCCTATGTCGAATTGCTGGGGCAGTGGGGGATGTTGGTTATGTCCGCGTATTTTGGCGGTCGAACACTTGAGAAAATTATGGAAATGAGGGCTAAGAAATGAGCAGAGAGCAGTTATCCCAATGGGTGACGCTTATTGCGTCCGTCACTCTGTCGCTTACTGTGCTGTCAATGGTAGTCGTGTTTATGTTTGGGTTCTTTGACGTGGTAGTCGATAACGACAAACTGTTTGGAATTGTTGGCCCTGCGTTTCAGACTATTGTTGGCGGGTTTCTTGGCCTTATCACTGGCATCAAAATAGGAGAAAACGGAAATGACAAGCCTAAGTAAGCATTTCACCCTTGCAGAACTGACCGTCACAGACCACAGGGAGTTTGACAACAGCCCGACCCAAGAAGAAATAAGCAACTTGCAACGGCTGGCGCAACTGCTGGAACAGGTCAAAGAAGCCCTTGACGGTAAGCCCGTGATGATTAACTCTGCGTTCCGCAGTAAGCAGGTCAATGATGCAGTGGGAAGCAAAGACTCCAGCCAACACCGTCACGGTTGTGCGGCTGACCTCCGTGTACCGGGAGTGACCCCCGATGAGGTAGTTCGTGCGGTAATTGCCGCTGGTTTACCGTTTGACCAAATCATTCGGGAGTACGATCGTTGGACGCACATCAGTATTCCCAACGTGGATGGTGGCACACCCCGTGGATCAGCGTTGATTATCGACAAGGCTGGCACTCGTCAGTTTGCGTAACTCGCACATTGCGTCTTTGAAGTCGCCCTGCAACTGCTCAATAGTTTCTTGCTGCTGCTGCATCTTGCGGTAAGCATCAATGGAGAACTGGGCAAGGTTCTCGTGTGACCATGCTGCAAAGTTAGGTAAGTCGCTCATCCTGCTTCCTTTAAGTATTCAATCAATTTATTCTGGGCTTGTTGTATAGCCTTGGTCTTACTGTTAAATCGTTGACCCATGCGCTTGGTAAAGGTCTTGTCATCGTAATATGCTTTAGCAAATGTTTTTGCCAATTTAACAATTTCCTTTTGTTCTTTTTCAGTGAGCATGAACTTCCTTCATCTCTCTGTATTGTTTCACGGCATTGCGTAGCCCCTGCTGCGTGGTGGCCTTCTCATCCAGTGCCAATGCTTGCGCTTGGTCTAGTGTGTCTTGGCACATGATTCGATGGCAGATCACAGGCACGCCCTGACCTTGGCGGCGCACACGGGCGTTCATTTGCTCGTACAGGTCAAGACTCCAGTTAAGCCCAAACCATACAAGGATGTGACCGTTCTTTTGTAGGCCGTCAATCCCGTGACCCATGCTTGCAGGGTGTCCGATCATCAAGGCACAATCGTTTGTTTTCCAGCGGTGCATGGCATTAAGCAAGGCCGATTCGCTTTTGCAGTCGGTCAAGTTAATCGGATCAAGGTGCTTAAACTTCTCCATGATCCGCGCAGCGTCAGACCGATAGGCGTAGCTGCACAACACTGGCGACCCTTGGGCTTCGTCAATGATCTCCTCAAGCGCATCAAGTTTTAAGTCGTGTATCGGTTCCCACAAGGGCATCCCAGCCACAGGGTACATTGCCCCGTTGCTGAACTGGAGACACTTGTTAGTCAGGGATGCTTGGTTAAACATCTCCACCTCTTTGCCACTGTCAAGCTGCAAGAAGAACTCACGCTCCATCTTGTCGTACTTGACACGCAGATCATCGGGCATCTCAATCTCTATGTTGTTCACGATCAAGTCCGGCAGCGGGTTATAGTCCTCGGCACTCATCTCTAAGGTGATGTCACCAATTAGCTTTTTGATTGTGTCCTCGGTGTCCTCGTATGCCACTTCTTTGTACGGCCCAACCTTGCGGTAAAACCGTGTCCTAAACGCTGTCTTGGACACACCCAAACGCTGACCCTTGTCCACCACCAAGAACTGACCATGTAGGTCTTTGTATCCATTGGATGCGGGTGTACCAGTGAGGCCAGTAGTCCAGTCGAACTTGTCCAGAATCTTCTTAACTGCCTTGACTCTATTGGTTGCCGAGTTTTTGCACTTGCTGATCTCATCCCACACGACACCATTGAACGGCAGCGGCTTGTCCTTCTTGACAAAGTAAGTCTGCAAGGTTTCCGCAAGCCAGCCAAGGTTCTCGTAGTTAATAAGGTAGATGTCAGCAGGGCGCAGTAAGGCGCGGGTGCGCTGATCCCGTGTGCCAGTGACCATGCTGAACTTGAGGTGCTGGGTATGCTGCCATTTAGCAGCCTCTTGTCGCCACACCAGCCGGATGACTCGGATGGGCGCAACAATAACCACGCCGCGCAGGTACTGGGTGCGGATCAAGTGCGCCAGTGATGTCAAAGTAATGATGGTCTTACCCAAGCCCATGTCCAACCACAACATCGAGTTGGGGCGTGAGCATTGGTGGTTTACGGCCTTCTGTTGGTAGCCGTGAAGCAAGTCTGCTGTCAGCATTGAATAGCCTCTTGAATTCTTTTACCAATCCAGCGAACCACTGGCACAGCCCAACTGTTGCCCAGCGCTTTATATCGTGGCCCGTCTGGACATTCACTAGCTGGCTTTTTACGCCAAGGAATATTGGTATAACTATCAGGAAAGCCTTGCAGCCTTTCACACTCGACTGGCGTGAGGCGGCGTACTGCCATTGATGGTGGTTGAATAACTGATGGCTCATGCCCATGTGTTTCACGCCGCAGTGTGCCAACTATGTCATGCTCGACATTCATCACGCTGCCACCTTGATCCATCAGGCAGATCGGCTGCACCACATAGGCTTTTGTGTCTGGTGCATGATTAGCACCGCTTTCAGTATTTAATGCGGGAGAAATCATAGGAATCAAGTGTTCATCATCCCCTGACATACCACCTTCACCGGGTCGTTTGCATCGAAGGGTTTGCACAGTTTCTCTTTTAACTGGTTGTGAAATTAAAGCCTCACATCCATTCCCAAGGTCTTGGCCTGACTTCAGCAAACTGGCTGCAATGTCTTCGTTTGTGTAAGCTCCGATGCCTGCGCAACTAAAGTTAACGCTAACTCCAGCATCTCGGGTAGCTTCTTTCCCCGCTTTTCTGCTCGGCGCAATATCCCTGCGCAAGCCGTCGAACTCAAAAAGAACCGCTGCGGGATCGAAATCGTTTCTAGCACTTGCGACAACGAACACACGTCTGCGTCGTTGGGCCACTCCGAAATATTGGGCGTCAAAAACTCGCCACGCAACTGTTCTTTGGGGGCCATACACACAACCCGCGTTTGTCCATTTTTCCCCTGATGGGATGATTGGATCATCTTCTCCGGCAAGTGCGCCAAGAAAGCAGCCGAAGGCGTTGTCTTTGGTGCTAAGAACTCCGGGTACGTTTTCCCAAAAGATAATGGTAGGAGCCATTCTGGTAGCGATTCGTTTGTTGTCAATTGCATTTGCGATCTCACAAAAAGTTAAAGATAAATTACCCCGTGCGTCATCAAGGGATTTACGAAGACCAGCCACACTAAATGCTTGGCATGGTGTACCACCACAAAAAACATCAGGCGCTTCAAGTAACCCAGTGTCAATCAATTCGGGTAACTTTGTCATATCACCTAAATTTGGAACATCGGGGTAATGATGGGCCAGCACAGCAGAAGGGAATGGTTCAATTTCGGACAACCATGCGGCTTTCCAACCCAATGGATGCCAAGCAACAGAAGCGGCCTCAATACCAGAACAAACAGAACCAAATCTCATGCAATATGCTCCATGTAGTCCACCATCGCCTTGCCATCATCCACATTGTCAATCACAAACACGCTGACCTTGTGACCACGCAGGCGGTGATGCTCACGGTCTTGGGCAGCAGTAGGCTTTGCCCCTTGGCGCTTAAATTCACAGAACCATACAGTCCCGTTCTTGTTGATAAACATACGATCGGGGACAGCAGCCCGTGCAGGACTGGTGAACTTGTAAGCCAAAACATCTTTGGTCTTGGCGTAATCACACACAGCAGTTTCAATTTGTTTTTCTAACATTACGATAACCCCAAAGTTAATTTTTCAATTTCTTGAATGTAGTAATTAAAGTCCACTGGCAGCTTGCCAGCATCCCGTATGTCGTTGCATGGCTGGACACCCCAGCCTGCCTCAACGCCAATCTTGCGCCACTCACCCGGCTTCTTGGCAAGCGGTGGCATCCATTTGAATAACCGCCCACCACCCTCTGCAATGTAGTAGCGGGTGATGTTCTGCAACTGCGAAGTCACGCCATCATGCTCAACGGCTAAGTAGCTTGACCGTGGAACCTTGGTGCGTAGCATGAAGTCCATGATGTCAGGCCACTGCTCCAAGGTCTTGCGGATCGGCGCACCATCGACTAGCACCTTCTCGGCAACCTTGGCAACCACCATTCCACCGTGGTTTTGACTCCAGTCCATGTCGTACTCGTATGCACCCTTGCGCTTCACAGTGCCGTTCTCATAGACTGCCAAGTAGTTGTTTACATCACGAATAAACATGGCCTTGTACACGGATTCTTCTAGTTGCAGCTTTGTCTTGTACTGCCATGCAGCGGCTGCGGTGTCCACCAGCCACTTGTTTGCCCGTGGTACTCGCACAGACAGGCCGTCAGTGTTTAGCTGGATCAGGGTCAACCCCTCAATCTCCATCAGCCCTTCAGCCAGTACACACAGCAGCAGTTGACCGTTCAGCGTGATGCTCATGGTAAACAGTGGGTCGTAGAAGATGCTGAACTGGTTGTTGCTATCACCATAGACACCGTTCAATGCCAGCTTCAGCATGGCGTTTTCAGAACTGTTCTTAGCGTAGGTCTTGCGTTGCTCGTACAGGTGCTGGTAGATGTTGCAGAACTCACGCCCCAAGTGCTGCGGATAGAACCCGTTGCTGATCGCTAAGTTGGGGTAATAACTAGATACGTCGAGATCAATAACGACAAACTCAGAAGTAGAATCAACAACCGTGGACTCAACCGATCCATGTATACCGCCAAGGCCAAACACAAACTGAAAATTGCCAATAGTTGCTGTAATGT